TACTATTTCTTTGTAATTCATTTAATCTTTTGTTTTCTTCTTCCGTTTTATCTTTCTTATAGGCTAGGAAGTTTAAAGCCTGTATAATAGGTTCGTTAACCACCTGATTAATCTTAAGGAAGTCTTCGTTAGCCAATACCATAAGAAATGAATACCAGTTATACGCTGGGTCAATCTTTTCTTCCAACTCAATATCATTTTTACTAAACTCATCATCTAAACCAAATAACTTTCTATAACTATTAAATATGTTTAAACGCCAGTTTAAATAATACCTGATACCACCATAGTAATCATACAATAACATATCGTCCGTTGGTTTAATATCATATAACCTTTCTATAATTTCATATATGTTGTTCTGTATACCCCTATTGATGTATAACTCCATATCCACGAATAATCCAACATCAATATTTTTAATATCAAACGTCCCCTTATTTATCGGGGCTGTATCAGGGTATATAATATCCACTATTAACATTATACCTAATTCCAACGTATCTTTAGGTATACCCGTTAATAAGTCATAAGGGGCACCCGTAACAATACTTAATATCCTACACCAGTTTTCCTCTATCTGTATGTCCCAATTACCTAATTCCTTGAACTGTTTTATGGTTAGATACTCTGGTACCTTATAGGCTACCTCATCAATATATAATTCATACGTCATACTATATAAGTGTATTTACCTAATTTATGTTTAGTTTTTTTACAATAGTTTGCTAAAGCTAAACTTATAACACAATCGTCGTGTAGTCCTGTAGGGTGTCCGTATTTAACTCCCCTTGTTTTAGGGTTATATTCATACGTAAAGGTCTCTAACTCTTGATATAAGGGGTTAAAAAGTTTTTTAGAAGGTATTTGTAGGTTACCCTCATTAAAGTCCAATATAAGTCCTTCTATGACTTCCTGTTTAGATTTAGATGTTGTGGTAAAGGGGTGTATGTTCTTATACTCATTTTTTAACTGTTCGTAGATAACATCACCTATACTATTAACCTCCACCATACCTATGGCGTTATTTTGTCTTAATATTTCTACAATATCATTAATAATAATCCTCCATTCTTTATTGTTGGTACGGTGTATGTCTACTACCCTCCCCTCACTATCTACACACGTTATAACTGTATAATCTTCGTGTCTACCTAAGTCTATACCTGCGTATATTTGTCCTTTACTTATGGGGTATCTATCAAACGTGTATAAGTCCAAATTACTAAACACTTCTCCACCACCCTCTAAGAACTCAGCCAGATATTCCTGTTTATAGACGTTTTCAGGTAGCGTCTTCTTCGCATCTACTAACTCCTTAGGGTTTATGTATGGTGTATCATAAGAACTCCCTCTATAACTCTTATAATCGGTATAATCATTACTGAGTCCTAAGTTGTATAATTCATAAAACCAGTTCTTACCCTTAGGGGTGCTTAGAAATAATGCTTTCTTACCTTTTACTGCCAACGTTGGTCTGACTGCTTCGTTCCATACTTCCCCCTTCATAAAGGCTGCCTCATCTAATATCGCATAATCAAACGTATAACCCCTTATGTTATCAAACCTTTCACCTGACCTAAAGTATATTTCACTACCGTTTTTTAACTCCATATATGACTCACTAAAGTTACACGTTTTAATGAACCCTGAAGGACTTATGGCACGTTCTAATTCCTTTTGAACCTTATTAGTTTGTGAGTAGACTGGTGATACCCATAGGACTTTACAGGGGGCTTTATTTATAGTCCAATACAATAATAGGTTCATACCCATTAATGATTTACCGAACTGACGACCAACACTAATTATATGGTGTTTTTCTTCACCCCCTAATATACTATCTATAATCTTCTTCTGATTAGTATGAGGGGTAAACCCTTTTACTTTAATCACCGAACTCAAAACGAATATCTTTAAATAAGTCCTTCCCGTCAGCCCCTGTTAGTTCTTGACGGGCTAGTTTAGGTATGAAATACTCAGATAACTTTAACATCATATCCAACGCTTTATTAGGGTCGTCCTCTGCTACTTTCTCCAACCATACCTTCATATTGTCTAAGTTATCATCTACTAATTTCTGGTATGCTTCACGTATTTCCGCAGTAGTTTTATTAGGTGTCCCCTTACCCCTTCCTTTAGGGTTACGGACTTCACCTTTCTTTATACTTCCTCTATTTCTAGTTCTTTTATCAGCCATTACTATAATAAATATAATTTTTATTGTAAAATGAAATTAGCATGTTTACAATATTCTTCGTTTAATTCACTACCTATATATTGTCTATTCATTTCCTTCGCACATAATAGTGTTGTACCAGAACCAGCAAATGGGTCGTATACAATATCCCCTTCGTTTGTCCAACTCTGTATATGTCTTTGTGCTATTTCCATAGGCATAATAGCAGGGTGGTTATCTATTCTTCTTCTATCTGTTTTTTTAAAGTGATTAGAAATATACCATACGTTATCATCAATACCATATTCTTTTACTTTTACCTTTCTATTAACTTCAACCAATTCTCCATTATGGTTTCTCTCCCTTCTTTTATTTCTTACATCACCACCTGTCTTATTCTTCTTGAGTATGGGGTTGAATGTATTGGGTTTCCCCTTTGAAAATATAAACATATTCTCCCACACATTTCTGTATCTATATGGGCTAGGAAATGGTGTACCTGTTTTATACCATATAAGATGGTCGTGTAATAATAAACCACATTCTTCCATAAAGTATAATGCTTGCCTCATACTATTACCTGTTCTAGTTCCTTTAATAGTTTGGTCTGCTACGTTCCACATTATTACTCCCCCTTCTTTTAATACTCTGCTCATTTCTTTTGCTATTTCTTCAAATTCAAATGAATAACCTGTATCATTTAATCTCTGATGATAATTCTTCACCATACCGTATTTTCTCATATTGTCGTAGGGTGGTGAGGTTAAAATAAGGTCAATACTTTTGTCCTTCATTTTACTCATAGTATCTAAACAATTTTCATTATAAATCATCAGAAAAACTTTCTTTTTAATTCTAATATTATGTTCCAATCACATATACCACACTTCCCCCTACTTTTATTTGTATTATAAATTGAGTTATATGCTTTATAAACGTTTGTTATAAATTCATTGCTCTTTTTTCCTGAATTCATAAATTCTATTCTATTTTCTTTTACCCAGTTAATCCATATTTCTTTTTCTGTTAGTTGTGGGGTCTGAGTTGGTTGTGGTGTTGGTGTTAATACTTCTGGTGTAGGTTCTATCTTTTTAGTTCTACCCCTTTTTCTTAATTTAATGTTTTTATTGTCGTGGTAATTTACTTCACCACTCCCTTCTTCGTTTAATAAGATATTTTCCATAAAATCTTCTGTTTTTAAAATCATTTAATTTATTATATTGTCCGAATAACTTTAATATTTCTAACACGTCATCATCATAAAATTCATCAACGTAATCTTTATATAAGGTTCTAAATCGGTTGTTAATATCTTCTTCCTTTTCCATAACCTTTTAATAGTTCTGTTGTATAAATCTTAAGTGGTAATTGATTATATGTTATTTTTGTATCTAAGTTATTCATACGACTTATTATTATTTTTGTTGCTTCATCAAACTGCCTTCTTATTGTAGACCTTGATACGTTTAATAGTCTGGCTACCTCAGCGAAATTCATATCATTACTGAACCACATTATTACAATAAACCCGTAATAACGTTCCATATTGTCTTTAGACTTAAGTAGTTCTTCTATTATATTAAAGTTTAAATTTACCAATTCATCTACACTTATGTCGTAATCTGTTTCATCAGGTATGTCTTCCCACCATTCAGTTATTAATCTGAGTGATTTTAAGGTCTCTCTCTTCCAATTTCTATAAAAAGATGAGGTATTACTACGGAACTGATTTAAAACTATCCGTATGAAGAAGTATTTAGCTGAACCATTTTCTATTACTTTTTCAGCATTTTTATTATTCATAAAGGCGTAAATACATTCGTGTAATAAATCATCTGATAACTCATCATTTTTTGTGATGTTATTGACTGTTTTTCTTAAGTCCTCGTAGTTATCTGTTATCCATTTATTTATCATATTTGTATATAATATACCCCCCTATCAAAAAGATTAATACTTGTATTAGTATGAACTCTAATAATATCATATCCATCTTTTTAAATTGATAACATCAGCTATGGTTGTTTTACTAACATCATATTCATCTGCTAATGTTTGATAACTTTTATTTGTGTGTGTGTATTTACGTCTGATTTCATCAGCCATTTTCATATCTAACTTACAATATGGTCTGTGCCTATTGTTTTCTATAGGTGTGACTAATCTTAGATTTTCTAATCTGTTATCAGTTTTATCACCGTTAATATGGTCTATTTCTAACCCCTCAGGTATTTTACCGTTAAAGTATTCCCATACAAATCTGTGACTCCTCCACGTTTTTCTTTTCTTTCTTACGTGTTCGTATTTATCTGCGTTGTATTCACAAAAGATTAAATAACCTTTATGGTGTGGTCGTTGTTTAATTTCTTGACCGAAGATATTTAATATTTTACCTTCTTTTGTTGCTTCATAAATCATAATTTTAAGTTTTAAGTAGTTTATTGTATTTTATTAATATAACGTAATTTTAAAAAAGATAAAAAAAGTTTGTTTATTTGTAAAATTTTTTATATTTATCCCTATCAAACCATAGTCATATTTGGTGTTTTTTAAGTAGTAAATTAAGGGTTGTCTGTAGTGGATAACCCTTTTTTTTGTTTAATATTTTTTTGTATATTTGTTGCCAGAGCATACCGACTCTACTAATGAACCCTGTATTTCTTCAGGTTATTCATTCTGATTACCTAATCTAATTATTACCCCCTCCCTTATCCAATTCATTCATTCCACTTGAATAAGTTGTGATTATATTGTCTTTCTGTATTCACAAATATAATCAGTAATAATCTGCGACATACCTATTAGTTGTGGACTAGTTCATTTCGGTATAGTGGTTGTCAGTCGGACGACATTGCCACAGTCACATTTGTTAAGTAGTTACCTTGAGGTTGTTATGGAGTTATCAATTCCGTTAGGGGTCAGGTAAATTAACACCCCTGTTATGTTTTATAAATATATCCAACTTTTGTAAAAGTCTAAATAGTAAAAAAAATAATTTACCCTACTTGATACTTTTGCTGATTTACTGTATATTTATAATATATAAACTACTAAAAATAATAAATATGAGTAATTCACGTAAAACGGCTTTCCAACGTTATAAGGAACTAAAACAACAAAAGGTAGGTAATACTACCATAACAACACCAAACGTTAAATCTAACCCCCCTAAATCACGTAAAAGGACAGATGAAATATACGCTGATATGGTAGACAGATTATA